TTTAATGAAGACATAAAAGATGTATCCATTTTATATATAATGCGGATATAATTATTTCGCCGTTTTATGCTAAATGATTATATTAGTTTTGGCAATAGTTTGCCAGTTCGCAGAAAATACTCATATTCTATGTCAATCGGTTTTTTTTCTTCGCCTGCTCCGCCTGCGCTTGTTGCTCCCACTCCCATACCACTCATTACGCCTCCGCCGTCCATACCCACGAGCGACTTACTAAAATCAACAGGTGGCGCTGGGATTTCTGTCATGGTGATTTTATCATCTAATCCACGCGTGTCAAATGGGCTGGGCTGTATTTTCATGGGCGTTTTAACTTCTTGCGGTGGGTTCAATGTTGGTTGCATAGGCGCAGTTTCTTGGCCGTAGTACGTTTGTGCGCGTCTATCCAATGGATTGGCCTGATAATTTCTTCGTTGAGCTAAAAGCTCTTCGCCAATACTTACCTGTGCGCGCTTAATATCTTTTATATCTTGCTGAACTTTAAAAGCATCAGGCGTTTGAACTGGTTGCGGTGCTTGAGCTGGTCTTAATTGTTGGCCTGCCAATGCATTCATAAGATTAGGCGAACCTCCTCCGCCCATTACTAAAGGTATATCGCGGTTCATTGCAGTTTTAGCCAACGGCGTTCTGCCATCTAATACGAATAGCTTACCTCTCGGCTTTGCTTTTGGCTTTCTCTCTTGCTTCTTCTTTTGCTTCTTCTGTTTTAAGGCCATATATATTATTGTGGATAATAAAATTTTCTTGATTGGCTAAATGTTTAATCTTCGTTATGAATTATTAATCGGTTAAAGTTTTTGTAAAACGTATGCGTTCGTGCATTATACATGAGAAAATTATATTGTTTATCAAATACAAAATTAAAAAGCGCTTTGGTTTCATCTTTTGTTAAACCGAATACTTCTTGCGAAAAGTTCTCGGTCTCAACCATCGATTTCGGTTTGAATAAAATAACAACATCTATAAGCGATCTTAAACTCTTTGCCAGTGCTTTCTGGTTCAATGCGCTGATAATTATGTTTAACCTGTAATGCCTATGTTTATTTATGAGCTTTCTTAAGTTGTATTCTGTTTGTTTATTTTTTAGCTGTTCGCTGAAATCATCAATGACTAAACAACTATCTGCATCATCGTCCTTTGTCGCAATAGATTGCTCTATGATTTGGTTAAATGTGTCTTGGCTTAAATCATGGTATACTTTTGGGTGATCTTTAAAGACATGATCCGTTTCGCTCTCAAATACTTCTTTTGGCGTTGCATACATGACATTTTGAAATACTTTTCGGTATATGCGGTTCTTACCTGTCGCTTTAAATAAATTGCTGATAAATGTGCTTTTTCCCGTTCCCATACCGCCTGATACAAAAATCACACTGCATTTATTTGGCATCGGTGCAGGTACATCTAAAACATTGTCTATACTTTGCTTCGTTGGCTTTATGACTAAATCGCTTTCATATACTTCTTCTATTTTCATCTTCTTAATATATAGTAATAAAATATATGGAAGCAACAATGTTATTAATTATATTTATCCTAATGCCAATATTCTCAACATCATTAAGAACATGCCATTAAACAGATCCGTCGCTCGATGATGGCGTTTCATCTCCTAAACCTGAAATCTCTTCTGTCGATGTTGCTATATGGCCGTCTATTTCAATAAGTTTATAATTTGTTAGTTTGTCGTCCAGTTTCTTTTTTAAAAGCAGTGATGATTGAATAAGCTTAACATAACGATTATATGTGTCATCTATAAAAATCTTTTGTGCGACTGGCCTGTTTTCAGGACGAAGAGAGAGAAACTTATAAATGTCAATTGCCAATGTATAAAAATCTTTTGATGAAACGAGTTCTTGTTCCATGTCGCGATTGATTTGCAAATAGAGTTCAATGCTCCCAATAATCCCACAAATAAGCGACATTAAACAATTTATAACCGATATTATTTCTTGTTCCATAAAAGCAACCAATCCAACGGAAAATACGCTATTAAGCGAACTCAAAATTATCACAGGTAATCTAAACCATTTTAATCGTTCTTTTAAAGCCATGTATCTTTTTTTGTGATTTATGGAATGACTTGCCGAGTTCAATCTTATTTTCTCTAATATAGTATCAATGTCATTCATTTATACTATATATATTTATTTTATTTTATTGTTGTTGTTTTTCTTACTTGGATAGAGAGACGCTTCCATCGGCGAGATTGTAAGAAACCACGGCATCATATAAGGCGAATGCATCGGCAACGGCAGAAAGAGAAGTTCCATAGGATTGCAGGTTCAAATACACGTTAGATGAGTTCAAATCGCGACCACTGATGAGAGCATGAGATGCGCTGTCTTGGCTCTCGAAATTTACGCCGATCATAAACGCGCCTGTGCCAGATGTGCCAGTTAAGTTATTGAACTGCGCCTGTGTAAATACGCAGTCAAATGCAGTGGAATTAGAACCGCCGAATACTTTTTGCAATTCGCTCATGACTTCCCCCGAAAAAATTGAAGTGGCAGACGCTCCGCATCTCACAGGGACTGAAGGTACGTTGGCGCCGTCGATAGTAAAGAAGTACTGCGAGAGCTGTGGTTGCATGCGATCCGTCGGGACTGCATAAATTTCAGGACTTGCGAGATTGGCGGACAAACGGAACGCTACGAGCAAAGCTTTAACGGAAGAGAAACGAGCAGGAATTAAAATAGAGTTGGCGCTGGAAGCAGGGACGGAACTCTGGTAGTTCGCAGAACAGACGATGTGCTGTTTCAATACTCCGTTCGCCTCTTGAGCGAGAGCATTCATCGTCATTTGATCGACATCGAAAACTTCGAGCTGGAGTGCCATATTGCTGATCTTGTAAACCGCGTTAGTAACTAAAGTAGTAGTGACATACTTCAATGCAACGGCAGTAGTAGCCATAGTCATACGGAGACGAAGGCCGTCCATTCCCAAATAAGCCCACTGCTCTGCGCCCACTCCCAAAAGGCCACTATATAGCGGTATGGCGCATCTAATAGTAGCGCCATCAACGCCAGTAGTAGAAGACAAAGTAGCGCCGATTTTAGCAGAAGAACCTGCGCCTTGGAACGTGCCGAGAGTAGTAGATCTGCCGAGTGGCTGAAGATCTTGGATCATGCCCGCTAAAACGTTATAATTTAGCGTATTTTCTATCGAGTTATTTTGCAGAATTGTCTCGAGTGACTGAATGACGGAAGTTGCGAGGCCTCCAGAAAGTTGCAGAGCAGGATCAGTGCCAGTAAAAGTAGCGTTGGCAGTAATATCAAAAACGAGCTGGGTCGCATTAGTGCAACAGAACCCATTTTTAACCTGCGGGACACTAAAGAAGATGTCCGCATTTGAAGACGAAGAAGTGTAAGAAGTGCTGTTGTCGGGAAATACGCTGATACGACGGGACTTACCGCCTTGAATGTTCTTGTACGATGTCAAATCGATTTCTCGGCTGATGACGGGAGTTATACTTGCCATATTATAAAGTAGCGTTAGAAAATAGTTTTTAATCTCGCTTCTAAATTATTTGCTTTACATGTTAATTTATTTAAATCAACATTTCTGGATTTTAATTCGAGAATTAAATGAATCAAATTCTCTAAATCGGCCACTCTCTTCTCTAACATTGCTATACGTTCGTTCTTTGGTTCGTCCTTTTGTTCGTCCTTCTGTTCGTCCATAATTATATAATAATTGTATAAAATTATGTCTAAAGTTTAATCTCTTTTCATGGGATCATATTCAATTATTTCAAATACGACTAAAAGTTCTATTGTTCCGCTTGCAAAAGTAGAAGACGCAGTATGTCTATATGCAATAGTAAAAGGATTATATGGGATCTCATCTAACATCAATTCAGTTGGTAATAATGCGGTAGATGTCCCTACATTTGTGGGCGAAGTGGCCTCTGCGCCGTTGGTTGAAGTCGTGCCTAAAAAATAGTCATTTGTTTCAATGTTTTCGCCAACTATGCCTGAATACGTACAAAGCCCATTACCTAAAAGGCCAACGGCGTAATATGAATGCGGATTTACGGCTAAAGATCCTGCGCGATAATCTGTAAGATTAACACACTTCAATATAAATTTATGGTGCGGTTGTTGCTTATAAATGCGTTGGAATTGAAACTGAAAAGATGGCGCGGGCGAAGTCCCTGCGAACGCAACCTGATAATGCTTAATTTCTCTCATGGCTATATATTATATAACATTAAAATAAATTTCTTCTCTAAAGTATTCTTTTACATTGCGAGCATTGAATTACCTCCCGCGCTGGCCTTAATAACATTCGCGACGGGCGCAGATGCAGGCGCTTCAATTCCAGAAGGAACTTTAACAGGCGAATAACTATTAGGATTGCTTCCAATCGGCGCGCGCGCTAAAACGGCTAAACTCATGGGATTAGATGCAGGCGCAGGCGCAGGCGCGGACATCGGCGGTGGCAACGGCTTAATTCCAAAGAATGATTTTCCCTGCGGTATTTGCGATCTAAATTTATTTATCTCATCGGGCGTAGCCATTCTTCCCTGTGGCGCGTCGCTTCCAATAAATTTCGCGAATTGTCCTACTCCACTTCCAACTTTAGAGAGAACATTTTGAGCTTCTTCGGCTGTGCCTGCTAATTCAGGCGCAACTCCTGCAATAACGGGCATGGCCTTACCAATTCCGCCCGCTACTTGATTTGAAATATTTGCAATGGCAGGAAGCGCCTTGCGCTGTAAAAACACGCCTGCATTTCCCATGACATTACCTGCTGTATTCACAAAAGAGTTAAAACCTCGTTTTATTCCTCGTCCTAAATTTTGGAAAAAGCTTTTAATTCCCATCTTTATACATATTGATTATATTAAAATTAATTTGTTGGATTTGCATCTATCATTTTTGCTAATTCTCTTCTCTGTAAAGTTATAATAGATGGAACTTCTGTTGGCCTATTCTTTTCGATGAAATCAACGCGGATTACGACGAACCAATTTGGGTTTCCAACTAATTCTAAAGGTGAATAATCATCGTTTAATAAACGGACACGAAAATAAGTTAAATCTCTATTTGCGATCTGCGTATAAAATGGGTTGCCGTTAAAATATTGCAATATTTTTTGCGTTCCGCATGTAATTGGAATACGTGCTAAAGTGCAACCTGTCGCCCCGCTGTTGTCTCTGTTCGGCGTAATTATATTATCGATTACAATCAATATGCCTAAAGTGCTTGTGAGATTTACGACTTTTGTATTTGTGTATGGGCTTGAGTATGTTCCTGCTACAAAGCCCAAATTGTTGCCTGTTGTCGTAGAGTTGATTGTAAAGCTTCCCGCTGTGGCCGTTGTTGTAATTAAATTTGTATTAGCGTTATATGTAAAACTAACATTGAATGTATTATAAAAAGCATTTAAAAGCGTAATGACATCGGCAATGACATAATTCCCCGCAGGAATTGAATAAGAATTCCCATTAATAGAAATCGTGTTATTCTTTGCATTTACCATGTTTATGCTGACAGGAATACTGGCCTGTTCCAAACCAACCACGAAATGAGATTGGTCGCTATTACTCAATAATAATGGCGCAAAATAAAAAGATATATCTGTATTTAACGTCGCGGAATTTACAACAATATTACTTCCTTGACTGCTTAAAAAAACTTTTGTAGAACTATGCGTTAAAGGATTATTCATGATATATAAAGCAGAGATATTTTAATATGCGCGCCTCACAAATTGCTTTTTTACTGGTGCTAAAGGCGCTGGTGCAGGCGCTGGCGCTGGTGCAGGCGCTGGCGCGGGCGCTGGCGCTGGTGCTGGCCGTCTCTTATTACGTATAATTATCATGGGCGCGTCTTCATCGCTTTCACTATCGCTTTCATCTTGAAATTGAATAATTGTCGGTTTTGCCTTTTTATGCTTTGCCTTGCTTTTCGGCTGTGGAATTTCTGGGACTGACAACGCTCTCGGCATAATCGGCTCTAAATCTGGCGCTTCGGTCGTAGGCAGTAGCATGCGACTTTTTTCATTTTCCTCGTTTTCCTGTTGTTTCTTTGACAATCGCGTTTGTCTGGCTTTTGCCAATGCATCGAGTTGGCGCTGGGTCACTTGGCGCTTCGGCTTCTCAATCATGTTGGAGTTATACTCCGTAATCTCAAATAGCGTCTCTTCACTATCCATGTCTATTATGTAATACACATAGATTATATTTTTTTGCTATTTTATCCACAATACGCTAAAACACTATTGAGATCTGGTTTAAGTTCGTTTATCCAATATTGCTCGCGCATTCTTCTTTCTACTATATCAGTCGTCTCAATTGTTTCTATGGCCTCCATTTCCCACTGCTTAAATCCTCCCGTTTCTAAAATACACTTATAAACTTTTCGGTTCGGCGTTTCATGGGACTTATTCAAATGTTTTGCTAAACGTTCCTTTAAAGTTTTTTCAGTAGAACCAATGTAAAAAGAAGTGCAGTTTTTGCTAAAGAGTTTATAAATAGTCGGCATTTGTAATTTATCCACAGATTTTATTTTTTGGCGTATCGATGCTAAATAAATTTAATTCATCTAAAACGTCCAAAAGATGCCGTTTAGCGTCGTCATCTATTTTTTCGTAGTTGTGAATATTATCACAGATAAATGTCTTATCATAATATGGAATATACGGCGTATGAGTAATAGCCAATATAAAACCTTTCTTCATGTTGTCAGGCATTTCAGTCGCGAAAAACTTGCGATTTAATTTCAAAGGTATTTGTTGCGCGTCTTCCATTTACATTATGCGAAGATTTTATTTCGCATTCGTCCATATCAAAGCCCAATATTTCCCATAACCCAGATGATCCTCATATTCAATGGCTTTCATTATATGCATCACGCAACTGAACTCGTACTCATCGATAATATATTCACAAAAGTCAATCGCCTCGCCATCTGTTTTGAATGACTTATTTAAAACATTGTCTCCAAATTCAATGATATAATTCGCCATATAAATTATATGATTATTTTATTTTTTGTTTTATGCTAAAGTTAAATACCTACCAAAGCAACTGATCTGCAAACCAACTATTTGAGCCGACGACTTTTCTATCTTTTTCATGTCTCAACTTATATAATCGCCTTCGTTCATCTGCGACTTTCTTACCATCTTGCTGTAAATAACTTGGATAATCCAAATATCCTTTTGCTCCAACAGAAGCGATTAATTTATCGTTTTTATAAACATCTATTTTCTTATCCTTTTTTGCAGATGGTTTTACTTCTACGCCAATCAACTTCGCTTGCTTCAAAGTATATGGTAAAATTTTATAGTCCATTTATATTATACAAAGATTTTATTTTAATGACTGCCATCAACATAACTATAAAAGTCGCATGGCTCTTTCTTAAAAATAATAAAGAAATATCGGCCACGCCACTTTTTAATAGCGCAACAAATAATATTATGAATGTACCAACCGCGTTCCTTCAACTCTTTCAATCTTACAGGCGTAAGCGTAGAAAAACACATATCATTACCCAAAAACGCAATGCCTTTCTCTGCTCTGTACGAATAATATTTCAATAACTTAAAAAACGTGTTCTCTCTTCGTCCTGTTTGTTCTTCGTCCATTCTAAAAGGCGGATTGGTTATGATCCAATCAAAAGGTTTTACATGATCTTTATAATCACGGCCTTCCGTTATTTCCGCCCAGTCCTTTTCTACGAAGTCAGGTAGGTTATTATAAAAGTTGCCTTCTCCGCGAAACGCTTCTAAAACTCGATCTCCTTCTACTAACGGAACTTGCTCTATTAATTTCTTGCAAAGCTCTTCGGGCGTTTGATGAAAATAATAGGCCTCGTCTTTACTCATGTATATATTATGTGTATATAATAAATCGGCATTTTATCCTAAAGTTCGAAATTGGTAGAGTGGGAAGTTGTGTCAAAAGTGGGAAGAGTGGGAAATTTTTTGATTTTTCGTTTATGGCGACCCAACGAATTTTTCTCTTTTAAAAGTTTTCGGCTGGCCGTTGAAAAAATGAAAAAACTTCCCACTTTCCCACTTTCAACCTATTTATTTGATTAAAAGATAATAATACTATACAACATTGAGAGCATATATGGTAAGGAACTAAACCATGCAGTGCAAAATATCAAAAGTGGGAAGTTGTTTTTAACTTCCCACTGATGCCATAAATTTCCCACTTTTGACATAAACTTCCCACTGATGCAAAAAGTTTTCCAATTTCCTGAAGTAGCCCACAGACCCACAAACCGATACTATTTCAAAAATTACAAAAACTTTTAATAATTACAATAAAAAATAATTATTAAAATGTGGGACTTATGCATTTGTGGGAACTACGATCTTCTTACCATATAACCGCGTTTTTCCACTGCTTTCTCGAATATCATAACCGAATGACTTC